GTGACCATCTTCATAATTGGCCTCCTCTATTTTCGTTTTTCTCTATAGGAGATTTCATCATAAAATAAATTGCTATTCCAAAAGCAATCCCAACTCCCGCAATGGGAAATCCTATTAACCATTCTGGCATATCATGCCTCCTCAAAATGCGCCGCCACCGTACAACGACAAATCATTCTCCTTTTGCCTCTCTTTTCTCAAATACAATATCATTGCCTTGGCCTTCTGTGGGTACAGAATGGTCTGTTTTGCCATCCAATATCTCTTTCGGTATTCCCTCGGGGAAAGCCTTGCAAGTCAGTGGTTTACCAAGGTGCTTACAAGCTAAACATTGAACGGATATATCAACGCCCACATCTGCAATTATCCCATTTTGATGAATAGGAACTAATGTCAACTTTGTTTTCATCCTCCCCCTGCGCTTTTAACTAAATTATCAAAATATGTAATTACATTTTTAGGGCAATATCCATGCCCCGAAGAGTTAAAATATTCGGCAAATTTCTCTGCGAAATATTCTTCGGCATAGTCAGCTTCGTAGGGAGAAGCGATTAATCCTTTGTTGCTATTAGTTTTCCATATGCCCTGCCATTTATTTGAACCAGACAATGTTGATGAACCTTTTGTAAAAATGGCATCTACGGTATGCCCATGCTCGTGAAGCGTAAGATTAATGCTTCCGTGTCCTACCCCGGTCTTATTGGCCACAAGAATAGTTTTGGGTTTATTCCAAGTTCCGCCAGCCCCAGGTATATTATCCCATCCCTTGCCTGTTCCTTCCCAGCCTCTTGGAATCTTGCCTTTTAAATGCTTATAGGAAGGATGGATAGTTATTCCAGAATTAACAACCAAATCCATCGACCCACCATTCTTTGCTACTTTGGCTAATAATCCCTTGGGTACCTTATCCACTTCTTTGGCAATTAAATTCCATTCTTTTAGGGATAATTTTTTATTCCCTACCGTAAGCCCTTTTATTCCGTATTGCTTGCCCCACTCTTCGGCTTCTTTTAAGCTCTTAAATGGCTTCCGAGGTTTTCTCGCTACTTCTCCCGCTTCCCCGGGGGGAGGCGGTTTCCCTTCGCCTTCCTCAAAGCTAGCGGCAACAGTGCATCGACAACGTGGGTGAAGGGGCGGGCTTTCTACGTTTTCATAGTCAAGTTTCATCGTCTGCTTACCTACCCTTGCCGTATCACCCTGGTTAAAGAAATTCTTCTCAAGCGATATGACTTTATTATTTAAAGACCTGCAAACCTCACAGGTCGCAGCACTAAAGTGCGTTATCCATACTTTCTTCTTCACAACCCCACTCTGCTTGTATGCCTCTAATGATGCCCTGTTTGACGCTCTCAATGCCTCAGAACGAGCTATTGTCTCAGAGCGCACTTTGTTCCAATGCTTATATGTCTTATTGACTCGCTTCATAAGGTCGGGGATGCCCTCTCCTGCACCTATCCCTGCCATTAATTCTCTTCGTAGCTTCGTGGTGCTTACCTGTTCCAATGCCTTTGAGAATTTCGGCGTATAGGATTTAAGCCAATTCTGCACCTCTGGATTAGCCACATCGAACATCACGTCCGTTGCGGCAAGCCTCGCCATCTCAGCCTTGCCCTGCTCATCGATTATCGCAACATCTATCTTGAGCGCGTTGGCAGAAAGCTCTTTCTCGAACTGCCCCACGGGATAGAGCAGGTCGTCAATCTTATCTTTTTGCAACCACGCCTTTTTCATCTTCTTAAGGTTAGCCAGGATAATCTTTTCTTCCTTTGCCCAGACCGTCCTGAGCATTACCTTATATTTCCGCTCCCAGGGCAGAAGTGACTTAAATAGCTTCTCGAAATGTGCCAGGCGTTGGAACTCATTTACCGATGGCATGATATTATCGAGTAGCTCTTTGGTTACATCATCAATAATGCCCGCCTCTCGCCACCATCCCACAATGTCTTCTGCCATAGAATCAGAGATTGCCGTCATAGCCGCAACGCTCAATGACTGCACCAGATAGTCCTCTGCTACCTTGTCGGCGAGAGCGTCGGTGAGGTGGGGTTGGGTCATTATTTATTTTTTAATATCTTGATAAGTTAAAATTACAAGCCTCAATGCTTCTATGAGATTTTCTGTTGCCTTTTCTTTTGATTCTCCTTGTGAAGCATAACCTGTATTTACATCTTGAGCGACCCACATTTTAACTTGCTTATCATATTTAAGTTTAAACGGTTTTAATTTGATATATTTGCCCACATTATCACCTCCCTTCTCAGGCTTCCGATACCCATTCGCAATGTCGTCAGGGTCGGTCATCGTGAAACCACCCCTTTATTATTTCAACCGCCTTCTTGGATATTTCTTTCATTTGGCTATCGCTTTTTAAAATCATGTCTAACGAAAATGGTCGGTGAGGAGTATCTGCCAATAAACCAACCCCCTCTTCTGGCACTTCCTCGGGTGGAACAGGTGGTGCTTCCGGCACTTCTGGCTCTTCGTCGAAATCCTCATCTATCGGCACAAGCCGGCTGTCCATCCATGCCACATCACCCCACGGCACAGGCTCGAGTCCCTTCTCTTCCCTGACCTCGTTAATGAGTTTAATGTTCGTCTTGACGTGCTCGGTATCCTCTAGGAGCTTCTTTTCCCTATCTTCTGGTACGGGGTCGTCAAACGCCACGAACAGCCTCTCGTCAAATCGGGGCAAGAGCTTCTCGTTGAGCTTCTCCTCTATCCTCCGGCATCGGGGGAGTATCCCATATTTGGCATGTTGATAGCCCGCAGCCTCAGCCACGGCACGGTTAGATGACTCTGTGATAATAACGCCTTCTGGAATATCATGGGCAGCCATGATCTCGGTACGGTTCAGCCTCCGCCCCTCTATAAAGCTTACCTCTTCTGGCGTCATGGCAGAGCGGGAATATTTCAAGCCCCTGGGAAGATAAAGGTCCTTCCCCGCATTTTTAGGTCCCATATGCTTCTGCTTGAGCTTTTCCCTGATTCTGTCGCTCTCCTGGCGGCTTATGCTTTCTGTCTCTTCAATAATACCCCCTACTCTCGCCTTGTTCTCCATGATAGACGTCTCGAACTCGTTCATCTGGCGTTGGAGATACACGGCATCCGCAATGCCTCGGATGATAGAGAATCCCGTAAATATGTTATGAGGATTCGGGTAGGTGAACATGATCACGTCTTCAGGCTTGAGCTTCGCCTCCGCGTTGCCCCTTTTGTACTCGTAATATTTAATGGCATCGTTAAGCGAGTCGCCGAACTTGGGATTGATGTGCTGTGCGGGGATAACCCATATCTGCTGGGGGACTCGACTGTCATCTACGGTTGCAGATGGCAGATACCAATATGCCTCTCCTGTTAGGTCAAGGAACGTCCCCGTAAGCTCCCATGTGTCAAAGCTGTTATTGTAAGGGTTGATATTCCGCATAAGGTCGAGGAACACATGCTTTGTAACCTCTTCCACCTCTTCGGCTTTTGTCAGCCAACGGTCGAGTCCCTGGTTCTGCTTGAGATATTTCAGTCGTTCTCGGCTTACGGGTTTTGTGCCGATCGTTCTGTACTCTTTGCCCTTACTCTCCTTTGCCACATAGAGCCTGAGTGGATTAATCGCCACACCCTGACCGTTCCGCTTGGCACAGATATAAGTCCAGCCTGCGAAGTAATTGACATAATCGGCTTTGCCCCGGGGCTTCTTGCCAGCCAATCCCGCCCCCCAGAAGAAAGGGTCTGACCAGGCCGTCTCGTCAGTCAACTGTGGCCGTGTTCCCGATGTCGAGAACGCTGTGTCTATGCCCCCTTTATATGAGCCGATTGCCCTGCCTATGCCGTGTAATATTCGTTCAAGTCTGTTCATTATTTAATCCTGCACAAAAATAAAATCTTTATGTTTTAATTTCGTAATAATCCTCATGCCATTTCTTGTAAATAATTCAATTTCGGGTTTCAAGACTATTCCTTCCGCTTGAAAATCACCAAAGGTTGAATTTAGCCCAGATTTAATAAGGTTTACCGCATCATTCAAATCACCCCTTCCAACAATTGGAACTACGTTCACTTTTAGATTATTAGCAATATCTTCGATATTTTCACGCAACAGCCACCATCCATCAATCATCACATCAAATAAAATAAAATCCACGCCATCAGAAATATAATTATCTCCACCCTTCTGAATTTTTGCACCATAGCCTTCACCATATAAGCATATTGAAATTTCTGGAAATTCAGATTCAAATTTCTCGACCACAAATAAATCTTGTAATTTTTTATATAGAAAAGTGGGAAGTTGGGCATTATCCGTTCTGCCCCCAAATGTTAGCTTTTTTTCTTCAGCATCCCAATTAATCCGTATGTTTGTACCATCAATCTTTTCTGTAAACACCCAAATATTATTTTGTAGATATTCAAATTCCAGTAAAGAAAATTCGCCTTCAATAAATTTATGGGTATCGGGATTTCGTTTAAATAAACTTTGGATTTTATGATATTTTTTCATCACCATTCCTTCCTCATAGCCACTCAATCCTGTCTGCCAGGCCAGTCCCCTCGTCTATCCCCATGACCATATAGCGCCCAGCGTCCATACAGTGGTCATTCTGTTTCAAGGGCTTATCCTTCCATTCGCCAGTCGATTGATTCCGCTCTCTCTGGTATAGGCTAAACTCGTCTATCGTATGGATACAGGTCTTGAACACCTTAAGCCGATTCGTCCTTATCCGCTCTGTTACGGCGTTTATCCCCGTGCTGACATCGTTATTGGCTGGCTGAATATCGAAATCCCTTGCCCTCAACTCCTCTATGTCCTGTGCCCCACTGGGGTCAGCGTAGTATGTCGTATCCTTGCTTAGGTGGTCCTTGTGTTCATCATAAGTCCTTCTGGCATGATAATACTCGTCATAGATATAGAGCACATCGTTCTTGGGCTCTATTGCCCCCTTCAACGCAACAAATGGATTAAACTGCCCAAAGTCCATGCCCCCTGCCCTGTGCCACTCTTTGGGGATAGCGAATGGCTTAACGGTCATGTAATCCTGGAAATCGGGGTAAATAAGCCCTTCCGGCTTCCCGAATATCCCCTCATAGCGAAGCTGGAATGCGTGAGCTGGAAGTGTTCGCCTTGCCCGCTCAAACTCCTCTTTTGGAAAGTACGGGCTGTCCACAGAGCGGAACTGGATAAAATCAATATCGCTCACGGCATCAGGGTCTTGCCCTTTCTGTTGCGCCTCTTTCCGTCTTGCCTTGTCGTTCTCGATCTCATGGTGTATCCAGTTAAGCGAGATCGGCGTAAAGGTCATCAGGATCCGCCCCTGTGTTCTCGATACCCTGCCCTGCATCATCACCCAGATAGAGGGCTTCATAAGGCTTGCTTCGTCTGCCCAGATAGCCTTTGCCGTTATTCCCTCAATAGACTCCGGCTTATCTGCGGAGCGGAGAAAGAATGTCCTGCCGTCTATGGTACGGAACGTGGACTCCGCCTTATTAAATGTCCCCCATCCCTTGGGTACAATCTCTTGAAACTTTTGCATTGTCGATTGTTGTAATATCTTATAGGTCGGGGCAATTATCAGATAATCGCCTTCGCCCTTCTCCTCTCCCTCGTTTATTATCCATACCGAACCAAAGGTCGTTTTCCCCGATTGGACACCGGCACAGAACATGATAAATCGCTTCTTGCTCTGCCATGCCTTAACTTGCCACTCATGGAGTTCTATCTGGGTTATCGCCATTGCTGACTATAATCACCTTTAGTGGAGTAAAGTCGCCCTTATCGTCTTGCCCTCCGGTCACGCTTGTGGGAAGCATTCTCATGAGCCATCCATAGAACAGCTCTTTGTTCCTTTTGCTTACCAGGATCCACTGAATAAATCCCTCTGTCCCCTCTATCCGCTCATCGTTAAGAGCATCAAAAACCATATCTTTGATGTTGGCGGTGAGCTTATTCTTGCTTCCCAATGGTCGACCACCCAAATTGCCAGAATGTCCACGTAGGAACTTCCCGTCTTTTCCTCTTTCTTCCTGTTCTTTAATGGACCCTTCGCTCATCTCGGATACCTCTTGCTCGGAATAAGAAGCATGGGCTTCTGGCGCTTCGGCCTTGATGCTCTCTTGGCCAGGGCATAGCCTCGCCTTGCTTCTTTGGTAGCCTTGTCATTCATTCGATATCTCTACCTTTACGGTTTCGTCTACATTCATCAGCCTGTTCAATTTATCTACTATTTCAACCGCGGGTAAAAATTCAATCCACAACTTGCCCTCTTTGTCCATTGAGTGGCTTTTCTTGATATCAATCTTAGTAATCTCAGCCTCAAATTCGACTTTCATCTCAGCCTCTTAATCGCCTTCTCCAGCCGTTTCATCTCTCGATTATTCTCCTTGCTTATCTCTATCAGCGTTTTTATTAGGCTGTTCGTTTTCGCATTCCGTATCGCAAGCAATGACATGCCCTGGGTGATGTCCGTTATCTCTGGTTGCTGTGTTCCGTGATGGTTTCGTTTCATTCATTGATTGCCATGTATTCCAAATATTCTTGCAGGATTGGCTTTAATTCATTTCTCTCTATTAAGCTATGTCGAATTGGGTCAAGCTTCTTTTTAATGCAGAATTCCCGTAGAGTAAGCCCTGCCCTTATTCTGATGTCTCTCAAAATCCACCCAATCGTTATTTCGTCTTCACTCAAAATAGCCTCATAATGGCCATCCATATCCAGGTCAATTCTTCCTTGCTCGACAATAGCGTCACGATTGAAAGAAGCACAACTGCCCATAATATTTTATTTATCTTCCCCTCCATCGTGGGAAGGTGATTTGTTGCAACCGTTTTGAGTAGTGGCCATATACAACCAAGCCGTTCTTTCTGTGTTTCGGCCTTATCTCCTTCATCAATCAACGCATCGTATCTACCTTTCATCTCCCATACTCCATAGTCATGCCATGCTCCCACATTGGTCGCCAACAAACTGGACAAATTCCAGGTACTCCATATTTGGCCATCCCCATTAATTCATAATCAGTCTTATCATAAGGGCAACATGGCGTATAATGAGACTGCTGACATTTATGGCACCACCAAGAATAAATAATTATATTGCTAGTCGCAGGTTGTTGATTATCAATATCTACGCTCATACTCCTCACTTCTTAACAAGGCCGTAAATTACAATCCCCCCGAGTGCTCCGATTGCAACCTTGCTCAGCTTTGAATTAAATCGACTTCGCTTTAATCTGCCCTCTGTTTTCTTAAGCAGTAAATCCGTGTTCTCCCTCAATGCCTTCTCTGCAAGATAATCTGCTTTCCATGCCTTGCTGATTTCAGCTTGGGCATTGTAGGTTAGCTCCCATTTGACGACCTGGCCTTTCAAGTCGTCAATCTCTGACAGGGCAAGGGAAAAGTTTGCCCTCAAAAGCCTGTTCTGCTCTGAGAGATTGTCTATGATTTTGTCCTTATCCTGAAGAGTTGGACGCTCGACCTCAAGCTTCTCGATTGCTTCATTTTTGCCTACAATTTCAGCCTCTTTCTGGGTAATGTCCCCACCAAGGTCTTTTATGTCCTGCCTGAGTTCCTTAATCTCTGCCCCACTCCTGTCCCTTAGTGCTTGGTTCTTAATCTCAAG